CCCTTCAAGACTTCGAGATGTCCCTTCGGTTGCTGGCATTTAATTTCAATCCCGCCATTAGCTCCGACAATAAGTCCGTCGGGGCTGCTGCCTGACATTGCGATTAAAGGATGGTCGATAAAAGCAATCTCGCGCACTTCCCTATTAAGAAGCTGACAGTAAGCAGCCCTAGCAATCGGTTCGCGTTCAGTCCCATCTTTCATTGGCCCCGTTACGAAAAACTCAGTGGGTTTGCCTGTGATGCGCTCAAGCACTAGCTGCGTTTTATAGTCGCCTCTGCTTGCGCCCCATCCTGTTTTGATCTTTGCTCTGATCTTCGAGATATTGCTGCCGGTAGCTTTACCAAGCCGCAATTGATGCCAGCTATCTACGCCTTGCTGTCCTTGATGTATCATCACGCGGCTTCCTTTTGTTGAAATAATGCTTTTGCTTTTTTAAGAGCGTCACGAAGATCGTTTTTATGATCGGTTGTTAGGCGTGTAATTGTTTCGATGTTATCGTTGCGCCATTTGTCGATGTCATTAATTGACTTAGCCATTGCCAGCGTTTCAATAAGAACATCGAAAGCGTCTTGCGATGCTTCTGCATCAAGCGTTTTTGGCTGCTCTTGTTTTGGTAGCTCAACAATCTCATGTGAATGAGCGTCGGCGTCGTCTTCTCCTTGCACTGGTATGCAGAACGTTTGAAACAAGAGATATTTGTAGGCGCAGGTGCGGGCCTTAGAGATAGCTTTATCGCCGCTGTCTAACGCTTCGCCGGTTGCTACAGTTTTGTGGAATGATCCATCTGTAGGGCAGACAAAGGTGTATTCAACTTCTAAAACGACATGAAGTTGGACGCCTCCGTTGCGGGTAGGGCGCTCTGTTACTTGGCGCTGCAAATCACGCGGTATAATAACAAGGTTATTCTTTGATAGGATGCGCGAAGTTGCTTGATAAACATCGTCAATGCCACGGAATTTAAAGCCTTGCGCGACGTTTTTTTGCTCTTTAGCTATGCCAACTTTTGACAAGTCAAACATTGTGTTTTGAATTGCTTGATAAACGCCTAGCTTGATTTCTGGCGCGTGTTCTTGTTCGGACATAGTGATTACTCCGCTGCGTGTCTGAAATATTCGCAATTTTCGATGTCTTTTTTGATTGCCAAGCAAATTGAGAGGTCGTGGCATTTGATTAGAGCCAGCTTTATCGGCTGATATAGGTAATGGTTTTCGTGAATTTCTTTTGTCCATGAGCGGCATTTGTTGCCGGTCATACCGTTGTGGCAGGAAAGCTCAACGTATCGCAGATGCCATCCGCTAAAATCGTCAAAGCTAACGTGCGCGATGCCGTAGAGCTGCGAGTTAATAAAGCCGCCTGTGTCTTCGTCGATGAGATTAAGTTCATCGAACTCGTAAACGATGGTGTGCATCAGCGCGCTCCACAAAAAACGTAAGCCATGCCGATGAGCCAGATGCCGCAAAGAATGAGGCAGGGGCCTGCTAAAATAAGTGATGCGAGTTGAATGTCAGTCACGGTGTATCTCCCTAAGTTCATGAAAGGGAGAATACCAAATATTTTGGTTACGTCAATATAAAAAACAAGAAATTTGTTAAAAACACAAAAAAATTGGTATTACGCAATAAAATCAAGTAAACAAGTATTTTGGCATGTTAATTGTCACAAATCGGAATTTTGACATAATCTGTGTGTTTTTTGTCAAAGATCCGACTAGAGTTTAACAGTTTAGGTGGGGCGATGCAGGACAAAGATTTAAAGGTTTTGGCTATGCAAATGGCATCCATGCTGCCAGCGGATAAGGCCACAAGTCTGCGCGTTCATTATTTCCTCGGCCACATAATTGGATCGTGGCTTTATGAGGATTGTCCTAACGCCAAGTCAAAAGAAGAAAGCATAATTACCAAATTGCCAGGCAGGGAAGATAGATCGCCTCGATAAATATAATCGAGGTTAGCGCCTGTTATTCCGCAAATCTTGATAGCCTCCGGCACTGGGATCAGTCCGTAACCTGTTTCCCAGTTGTTCAGCCTATTGGTTTTTACGCCTATCAAATCAGCCAGATTTTTTTGGCTTCCAAGGTTCTTGACCTTACGGAGAGCTTCCAGGCGTTTACCAACTTCAATGGTAGAACATTTGCTCATTTCACGCTGTTTAACACATTACACCACAATTTTTAACTTATATATTCTTGGTTGTTGACTAAACCAAAATATTTGGTATCTTCACACATAGGCTGATTTGGCCGTCTGTCAATGTGTGGGTTTTACTCATGGTCGATACGGCTGATTTTCTTCTGATCCAGCATCGAATGGTGAAGGCGCTTGAAGGCCAGCCAATGGACAGCATGGATCAGCGTCTCAAAGCATATGCTGATGTCGGCATTTCATTAGACGAATTAACGAGCGAGGAGATTGAGGGCGCCGATAGAGAGGCGTTGTCGATTTATCTTCTTAAGAGGTTTTTGTGATCCGCGTTGCCTCCCTACGCGGCTACTGGCCGAGGTCGAGCGTTAATTCGTTCCCTCGGTCTTTTTTCTTTTGGTGATCTTATGGCGGCGCAGGCGTTTCTAGAATTTAAGACGCGGCCTATCTCTACGAACGCACTCTATCGCGCCTTTACACGCGGCAAGCGCGTTACGTCGATCAAGAGCGCTGCCTATCGCAAATTTATCGAAGAAGCTGGCGCAGAATTGCTTGCACAGCGGCCTGGGCATGTCCCTGGCGCGTATGGCGTCAAGATCATTCTAATCAGCGGTTGGCGCGGTGATGTCGATAACGCGGCAAAGGCGTTTTTGGATTTGCTAGCAGCGCATGGCGTCACGGATAACGACCGCAACTGCATGGATCTGCATGTCAAGCGCGGGAAGCATGACGTTACTCAGATTTGGGTGATTTCTACAAAGGATTTGGAGCCATGAAGAAAAAGGCTTTACGTTATCCCTGGACAAAAAAATCCTTCGACATGATGTTGATGTGGCGCAATCTAGGCTACGAATGGGAAGAGATAGCCCGTGAGTTGCAAAATAGATTTAATCACCCCTGCAATTCTAAAATAGTTCAAAACCGTTATTATAATAAAAATAAATTCTCACTTAAACAGCAAAGAAAAGTCCCGAATTTTGAAATTGTCGAGCCTTTTGCATCGATCCAGGTTGCGACGATATATCATTTATTAGACCTAAAGCGCGCCGGTCATTCGCCTAAACAGACTGAGCTTAAAATACCTGGCGGGCGCCCGATCCGCATGGATTTAGAGTTCTATTCGTATCTCACTAGCCCATCGGTGCTTTGCGCTGAGAATGTGGGGCTGTGATGTTTCAACCAGAACGCACCCTAGCTGCCATACATTTGATTATCCATGCTCTGAGACGCGGCGTCTTTAACTGGACGCCATCAGAGCGACAGAACCTTGCTGACGATCTGGAGCTTTTAGAAGCCGATATACGCTCCGTTGTGAAACGCAAGCGCGAAGCCCGCAAAGCTATCCAGCAAGCAGAAATAACCGAATTGATGCGCGAAGAGATGGATCGCAACAAATGAGCTTGGCTGAAACAATCCTTGCGATGATTGATGCCGGTTGCACTCCAGAGCAAATGGGAGCCGTTGCGCGTTCATTTAAGGCTATGGAAGAAAAACAGCGAGAAGCTGAACAAGCTGCGTTGTCAGAAAAACGATCAAAAGATGCTGCTCGAAAAAGAGCTGCAAGAGCTAAATGTCCAACTGTGTCCGTCGATGTCCAGCGGACAGAGTGTGACCTCTCCCCCCCTCTTTCCCCCTCTTCTTCTTTCCCCCCTATAACCCCCCTAATAACTACACCCCCTATCTCCCCCCCTCTCACTTCTTCGGCAAAAGCCGTTGATGGCTGCGCCATCGGCTCTCCGTCGAAACGATTTGACGATGATTTGCTTCGCTCAACTGCGGAAGCCTGGAACGATTTGGCAAACAGTTTGGGCCTAGCGACGGTTGCCAAGCTAACCGATGCCCGAAAGATCGCAATCACTCGCAGAGCCAAAGAACTCGTTGACGATTTTGATTTCGAGACGCCAGCGCAGGGATTTGCGGAATTGTTCAACAAAATCCGTGGTTCTCCGTTTCTTCGTGGCGCTGACGGCAAGTGGCGCGCTGATTTTGATTGGGTGTTTGAGTTGAGAAATTTTACGAAAATCATGGAAGGCAAATATGAAAATCGTGGGCAGAAAGTCGTTTCAATCAAGCGGTGGTGATCCGTTTTCGGATGCGACAACTTACGAGGAAAAGGCGAAAGCCTATTGCCAGCGTTCTGGACGCGATGATGGCAGTCATCTCGTCATTGTAGCTGGATCGCACGAATGGGCGCTGTGGATGGCTTATTTTGAACATATCGGCCATTCTCACGCCAAGCCAAACAGTTTTGCAAATCAGCGCGGCAGATTGACGGTTCCAGCGAATACTCCGGATGCGTTTGAACCTGGTTGGAGAGCCAGCGAAAGCTATGCGGATAAGAACCCACCGATGCGCAAATTAGAAGCGCCGGAAGCCTTTGTCTCGCCGGAGCAAAAAGCAGCCATGCGTGAGCGAATGAACGCCATGTATCAATCGTTCAAATCTGGTGCTGGGCCAAGTTCATCTAATGGCGGCGCAAGAGACAAGCGTGACGCAGAGCGTGAAAAGCAAGCGGCGCGTATTTGGCTCAAAGAGCATGAAAACGGCGAATTAGCGCAAGATTTAACTGTCAGCGACCGATTGACTGCCATGCTTGATGAAATGTTTCCACGTTACGACCAGGCCGCAGAATAGGGGATAACATGCCTCCAATTAGCCCAAAGCGACGATTGCCTAATGGCCGTTTAAGTAGGGCCAAGAGAGCTGTTGATCAGCAAAATGATGACAACGCAAAACAATCCGATGAGGTCCAATCTATTGTGTTGGCGCAGCCGCACAGAAGGGGCAATCCTGACCAGCTATGCGAAAGCCCATTAGGTAGGTTCATACTGAAATACGCGCTTAAGCGTGAGTTATACGACGCTGGCATGATTTATCATAAAGCGCGCTTACAATGGGTTGGCGGTGCTTGGCATGGGCCTTCTGATGAGAAGCATCCAGGATCTGGTTATGGATTATCTGAAGAGTTAGCGATTAAAATAAGGAATGATTATTCTGAATGGTTTTGTGAAATGGTTAGAGCCTCATCTCGGTCATCAGCCGAAGCCGTAGAAGCTATGGCGGCTGGATATGAGATTGCTGAAAACCTGTATATGTTAGACGTTATTTCCGCGCTTGATGCTTTAGGCAAAGCGACCGGCAAGACATAGCTTTAATTAAGAATTATCTTGACTTTTTGGTGTTTTTGTGTTAAGGATGATGTGTAAAATGGATGATTGCGCCTAGAGACTAATTACTATTTATGGGGCTACCAATGTTCGTGTTGGTGGTCCTTTTGCTTTTTAGCGACGGTCATCATTCAGCTATTGTTGTAAATAGACACAATACATATTCGGCATGTGATGAAGCTGGCCGTAACGCTTCTCAATTAAAAGACAAACGCTTTCGATTGCTTGCATATAAGTGTGAGCAGGGTGTCTGACGCTTTTCAACGGCGTGAGTAGGGGATATGGCAAACGTAAATAGATCAAATTACAGTATGCCAGATAGGCATAGAGATAAAATTGCAAATAGTAACATTCTCAACAATTTAATTGAACATGCAGAGGGGACTAAAAAGCTAGAGCCTTCTCAGGTTACTGCTGCAATTGCATTATTGAAAAAGGTATTGCCGGATTTACAGTCAGTTGCTTTGACTGATCCGACACACAGCCAGCCTGCCAAGCTGATTATTGAATGGGATAATGACTAGGCTACGCATACCGTATAAGCCTAGGGATGTATTTAAGCCATTTCACGATAGACAAGAGCGATGGGCCTGTATTGTTGCTCATAGGCGCTGCGGCAAGACTGTAGCGTGTATTAATGATCTTGTTAGGCGTTGTTTAGAGAATAAGCGTGAGCGGCCAAGATACGGGTTGATTAGCCCGTTTCTATCGCAGAGCAAGACGAACGCCTGGGATTATTTAAAGGCATATTCTGCGCCGCTATTAGCTTATGGCGCGACATTTAATGAGAGTGAGTTACGCGTAGATTTCCCGAATGGCGGTCGCGTTAGACTGTATGGCGCTGATAACTATCAAGCGCTGAGAGGCGGGTATTTTGATGGCATTGTCATTGACGAGCCTAGCCAGATTAGCCCTGCGGTTTACACAGAGGTTCTTCGACCTGCTCTTAGTGATCGTAATGGTTGGGCTGTATGGATTGGAACGCCATGCGGCAAGAATGAGTTCTGGGAGATTTCAGAAAAGGCTCGGCAATCGTCCGAGTGGTTTCATTTAGATTTAAAGGCGAGTGAGACGGGGTTAATTCCTCAGTCTGAATTAGACGATGCCCTAGAGCAAATGGGCTACGACCGTTATCAGCAGGAATACGAAAATAGTTTCGACGCTGCCATAGTCGGGGCCTACTTTGGGCGCGAGATGGCTGAAGCGCAACGTGATGGCAGGATCGTTGAAAGTCTGCCGCAATTAGACACAGAAATACATACAGCCTGGGATTTCGGTAACGGCGCTAATATGGCTGTCTGGGCGTTCCAGATCGGCAGGGATGGACCGCATGTCGTCGATTTCATTTCGGTCAGCGGATATTACTTTCTCGATTATCTCAAAGAGATCAAAGAGCGCCATTACACAGGCACATGTTACGTTCCGCACGACGCAAAGGTGCCTTCATTCGAGACCGGCAGGACACGCATTGAAACGATGCTGGCAGAAGGAACTAAGCCTGTTCTGGTGGCAGATCATCGTGTCGAGGACAGAATACACGCAGCCAAGCTCACCATCCCAAAATGTCGGTTTGATGGCGGACGATGTGCTTCGGGTTTGGAAGCACTAAGGCAATATAAACAAGAATGGGACGATAAGGCGCGTGTGTTTAAGAACACGCCAAAGCATGATTGGGCGTCTCATCCGGCTGATGCGTTTGGTTATCTCGCTATGGCGTGGAAGCAACACATACAGCCAGCGATTGACAAGGCCGATAAGCCTAAGATGCGCGGCTTAAATGAGATTACGTTAGACGAATACATGAGCGCTGAAATTGGCGGTCACGAAAAGCAAGATAGGGTTTAATGGCTTCAGACGCAGATAATTACAAAGCTGATGGCCAGCCTCAAAGCGCCGCCTATTATCTTGATTTGATTGAAAGCGCCCAACGTGCGCCAGAAATGCACGAGTGGAACGAGCGTTGCAAAAAGATACGCAAGAAATATCGTTACGAAGCCAGCCAGACAAACAAAACGCGGCGCTATCAAATCCTCTGGTCAAACATGGAGGTGATGAAGCCAGCGGTTATGGCAAAGGCTCCGCAGCCTGTAGTGCAGCGCCGCTTTAGAGATAGCGATGCAGTAGGCCGTGAGGCGTGTGACTTACTTGAACGCGCTTGTCGGTTCCAGGTCGAGAGCAATGATTTTTATAGCCGTCTTGAGCAAGTTAGGGATGATTTCCTTCTTTACGGTCGTGGCGTTGCTAGGGTTTATTATGAGCCTGTTACTGTCACGGTAACAGACGAAGACGACGTAGACGGGCTTGATACAGCGTCGATGATGGGCCTTGATAGCGAGGTTCCTGAAGAGCGCGAAGAAGCGCAAGAGGCTGGCAATCCGAATGAGGTGCTAGATTTCGAGCATGTGAAGCTCAGATATGTCCAGCGTGAGGATTTCGTTTGCCAAGCAGCGAGAACCTGGGATGAGGTTCAATGGGTTGCGTTTAGAGCCTATCTGTCCAAGGACGATCTGACTGAGCGGTTCGGTCAAGAGATTGCTAGCAACATCCCGCTTGATGCAAATCCAGAAGCGCCAAGCTCTGACGCAATGAATACGAATTCATCCACGACGGGCATGAGCAAGGCCACGATCTGGGAATTTTGGGATAAGGAAAAACAAAAGGTCTGCTGGATTGCAAAGGGCTATCCCGATGTGTTGGAAGACGGTGCGCCTTATCTGAAGCTGGACGGGTTTTTCCCATGTCCAAAGCCAGCATTTGCGACACTGACAACCGATAGCCTCGCGCCTATTCCTGACTATGTGTATTACCAGGATCAAGCCGAAGAGATTGACACGCTGACGGCTCGCATTGGCGCCCTACAGCAAGCGTTGAAGCTAGTGGGCTTTTATCCTGCGGGGCCTCAAGGTGAAGGAGCGCCAGAGGTTGAGCGCGCTATGTCGCCAGGCTTTGAAAATAAGCTAATTGCTGTCAAGTCTTGGGATGCTTTTACAAAAGGCAATAACGGCGCTCCTGTTGTTTGGTTGCCGGTCGATCAAGTCGCCAATTTGCTCAAGGGTTGTGTTGAATTACGCAAGCAATTGATTGAGGATATTTATCAGATTGTTGGCATTTCTGACATTATGCGCGGCGACGCTAACGCTTCGGAGACGGCCACGGCGCAGTCGATCAAGGCGCAATACGGCTCAATCCGTATTCGTGAGCGGCAGCAAGAACTAGCGCGTTTTAGCCGCGACATTGTCCGTATGCTGGCTGAGATTATTTGCACACAGTTTCAGCCTGAGACATTGCTGAAAATGACTAATATGAGCTTGCCGACTGAGGCAGAGCTACAGCAACAACAAATGATGGCGCAGCAACAAGCGCTTATGGCGCAAGCGCAACAAGCTCGTATGCAGCAAATGCAAGCGCCTCAACCACAACCGTCGCAGCCAGGTATGATGTGATGATGCCAGGTCAGCAACAACCAAACCAGCCAGTGACTATTGATGCTGTCATGGCGTTGCTACGCGACGGGGCGTTACGTCGATTTAGAATAGATATAGAGGTCGATAGCACGATTGTTGGCGACGAAAGCCAAGAGCGTAAAGACCGCAATGATTTTATTGCCTCCGTCACGCAGTTTATGCAGGGATGGGGGCCAATGGTGCAGGCAAATCCTGCTTTGGCTCCGTTAGCTGGCGATCTATTGTTGTTTGGCGTTCGGGCTTATCGTGTTGGTCGTGAGCTAGAAGAAACAATTGAGGACACAGTCGAAAAGATCGAACAACTGGCAAGCCAGCCTAAGCCGCCAAGCCCTGAGATCATGGCAGCGCAAGCAAAAGCTCAGTCAGAGCAAGTAAAAGCCAAGGCTGAAGTGCAAAAGTCTCAGTTTGATGTGCAAGCGGCACAGGTCGGCGCTCAAGCCAAGATTGCACAGGCTCATCTCGATCATCATACAGCGATGCGCCAAGCTCAGATGGATGAGCAAAGAGCGCAGAATGATTTCATTCGCCAGCAAGCAGAAGCGGCAAACGCGGCTATGATGCCGCCAGGGGCAAACAATGTCTGATTGGATCAAAGGCGCCATTAAACATCCAGGCGCGCTTCACAAAGAATTAAACGTGCCAATGGGTAAGAAAATACCTGACAGCAAAATCGAAAAAGCTGAACACAGCAAAAACCCTAAAGAGCGCAAACGGGCTATGTTAGCTGAGACGCTCAAAAACATGCACAAAGGTTAAGTCATGGCTGGCGGTTTATTCTTACAATCCGAACAAAATCTTAGTGACGGTTACACGGTCACTGGCTCAGTAACGGCGGCAGGCAATCTGTTTTCTGTCGATACGCAAGGCTATAAGCGTATTGCTGTCAACGTCTCCAGCGCTGGAACGACCTGCACGATTACCTATGAGGCAAGTCCTGACAATGTGAACTGGGTCGGTGTTTCTGGTTATGCGCCATCAGCTCCCGCAACGGAAACGGTAGCAACAACCACAACGGCAGTTGCAACTGTATTCCGCACTGATCTGCGTTATTTCCGCGCTAGAGTGTCAACCTATGGCTCTGGCACTGTTACGGCTGCGGCTAACCTTAGATTGTCCTAATGACTGAGCGATCCTGCCGCGTCTGCGGTGGCTGGCATAAGCTAGAAGAAGATTGGCCCTTAGAATGTGCGGGCCATTTTCATTTTAACGACAAGCGTTCCGATTTAGCGACCCCGATGATCATCAAGGATGAAATGGGCGCCATTCAATCGCAACTAACAGGCAAGTTTTACGATAGCAAATCAAGCCTTCGTAAAGAATACAAACAACACGGCGTTGTCGAGATGGGCAACGACAAGCAAGATATTAAAGCTCCAAAACGTCCACAAGTAAGCAAGGACGACATCAGCAAAGCTATTCACAAAATTAAGAATGGCTACAAGCCAGAGGCACAAGGCGTCGCTCTCGCTAAAGAGACAGGCGCTTCCTGGCAATAACGGCTTTTCAACGGCCCAGGTGAACAATGATAGATGAAGAAATTATTGACGCCCCGTCAACGGGCGAAAGCGAAGTCGCGTCCAGCCCAACAGATTTACGTTCAATTATTGAAGCGGCTAGGGATAAACAGCGCGAAATATCGAATGATGTTTCAAATGCTGAACCCGCCAAAGCCGATGAGCCGGAAGAAAAGCAGGGGCGTAAAGACGGCAGAGACGATAAAGGCCGTTTCGCATCAAAGGATAAACCTGCCGAAGCTGTTGAGGTCAAGGACGAGCAAGTTCAAGATCAAGCAAGCGGCGATGAGGTTCAGAAACCCGCATATAAAGCGCCTCCTGGTTGGTCGGTTGCGGCAAAAGCTGCATTTAACGAATTGCCGGAAACAGTTAAGGAAAGCATAGCCAAGCGTGAGCAAGAGGTAGATAAAGGCTTTGCGCGCTATGGTGGATTAAAGCAGTTTGCAGAGGTCGCTGAAGAAAACGGCACAACCTTAGCGGCTGCGGTTCAAGATTACGCTAAAATAGAAAACAGCCTTCGGACAAATTACCTTGATGGCGTAGATTTACTGAACAGTCGATTTGGCATTAATCCTGCTCAGTTTATAATGGCTTATGCGGCACGTTATGGCGTCGATCTTTCGGGAACTAACGTGCAGCAATCACAGGGCTATCAACCCCCTGCGATAAACCCTGACGCCTTGCTCCAACAAGCAGAGCAACGGTTTGAGGAAAAGTTTTTACAGCGTGAAACTCTTAGTGAGATAGAGCGCTTTAGAAACGATCCAGCTAATGCGTATTTCGAGAATGTCCGTGAGGATATGGCGATCCTTCTTCAAAATGGGAAAGCCAGTGATCTGAAGGACGCATATGAAAAGGCTTGTTGGTTCAACCCTGAGACAAGAGCAATCTTACTCAAGTCTCAACCTAATTCGACGCCTAACCCCGCGCAGGCAGTTCAAAAAGCCAAAGCAGCGGCAAAGGCGGTTGGCGGCGCTCCAAGCCCTGGTTTCAACCCCAGCGCAAAAGCAACACCACAAAACATGAGTATTCACGACAACATTAGAGCCGCGATTGCAGCGCAGCGCGGTTAAGAAAGGATAACCAATGGCTAGTCCCTTAGTGGCAAGCGTCGATTGGGGCGATGTGGTTACAACCACGCTTGAAAATCGCTCACGCGTTCTTGCTGACAACATTACAAACAACAATGCTTTGCTTGAGCGTCTTAAACAAAAAGGCAAAAACAAGCCTTTTTCTGGTGGTCGCGAGATCATGCAGGAACTGCGTTACGCGCAGAACCAGACGTTTATGTTCTATTCGGGCTTTGAGTTCCTTAACGTATCGCTGAATGATACGATGACGGCTGCTCGCTTCCCGATTAAACAGGCGTCGATTGCTGTCGTTTTGTCAGGTCTTGAAGAGCTTCAGAACCGTAGCGAAGAAGAGATGATTGACCTCATCGAAGCTCGCGTTGATACGGCTGAAGATACATTCTGGAACCAGATGTCTGCGGCTGTTTACTCTGACGGCACTGGTTGGGGTGGCAAGCAGATTAACGGCCTTGCGCTGTTGGTTTCTAAAACGCCTACCTCTGGTATTGTCGGCGGCATTGATCGTTCCAGCCAGGTTTGGTGGCGTAACGTAGCTGTAAACGCGAACACTGATAGCCGTGGCGTTGTCACTAGCTCGAATATTCAGAGCTATATGAACTCTACGTCAATTCAGTTGAAGCGTAATTCTGACGGCGTTGATCTGATTGTTGCAGATAATAACTATTATCTCGCCTATCTTGCTTCGCTTCAGTCAATTCAGCGTATCACTGATGACAAAGGCTCCGCAGGCGCCGGTTTCACGGCTGTCAAATACTATGGTGCTGGTAAGTCCGTTGATGTCGTTCTTGACGGCGGTAAAAACGGTCAAATCCCATCAAACACCATGTATTTCATCAACTCCGATTACTTGTTCTATCGCCCACATGCGAGCCGGAACTTCAAAGTAGTCGGCGGCGACCGCACCAGCATCAACCAGGACGCGATTGTTCGCATCATGGCTTGGGCCGGAAACATGACAATCGCCAATCCGTCCCTCCAAGGCGTCCTTTGGCAGTAAGGAGAGACGATAATGACAATTGCTTATTTTCCAGTAATGGGCGCGGGTGAAAAGACTTATGCGCCTATTGGCCCGACCGACAGCACTGTCGGCCCATATGCTAACTTTCGTCCTGGCACGATTGTTCACGGCGATGGCGGCGCTAGCTTTGTTGCTGCGTCTTTCACAGCAACGGCAAGCCAGGTTGTAAACCAGGGCGATCTCGCCTTTGTTGATAACAACTTTGTAGCGACGCTTGGCGTTACGAGCGCTGCTAAACTCGGTGTTAAGGTTGGCACTTTCTTCTTTGGTGGCAACTATCAGATGGCTCCAACATCTGCGGCCTTCTCTTTTACATTCCCTTCAGCGGGTGTGTATATTGTGTGGGTTCAGGTTGATGGCGTATCGCTTCTGAACTGCGCGTCAACGGCGCTTACGGGTAAAACCGTAACATCGTCAACGACCGCTGGTCAGGCTGACGCTCCTACTGCCGGCCCTGCTTCTGGCTCCTATACGCTTGGCGGCGTATTTCTGCCAGCAACAAACTACACGTTTACAGCGAATACGACGAATGGCTCTGCCGTTCTGACGAACCTTTCGACTGTAACGGGTATTTATCCAAACATGACGATTAGCGGAACGGGTATTCCTGCTTCTACCACGATTTCTTCAATCAACGGTAGCGCTGGAAATTACACGATTACGCTGTCGGCTAATGCGACGGCTACAGGCTCAACGATCACGATGACCTGTGCAAAATACGTCGAAGCCTATCTTAACAGCGCCTTTATCAGCGCTGCTAACTAATCTTGATCGGGGGGCGCTTATGCCCCCCTTTCTTTTGCGCCTTTTCAACGGGCAGGGGATAAAATGCAAGATACATTAGGCGGAGTTGGCGACCCATTCGCTACAGTTTCGGGTGGTTTTGGAATTGATTACGCTCAAATGAATAAAGGCGTTCAGCCAATATTCTTTGTTGAGCCAGTGGAAGATCAGGCGGCTTCAGAACGCGATGGCGTTCCGCGTTACCGCGAAGAAGAGCGCGTGAGATTGATTGTCGCAGGCGATATGTTTAACCAGCCTGTGCATCCAGTAGATAGCAATATTAAAGAGCGTTTTCCTGTGGCTTATGAAGCTTGGAAAGCCAAGAGACAAGAAAAGCACATTGATGGAACGCCGCTAAAACAGTGGCCGTTGCTGTCGCCTGTGCAGATTGCAGAATTTGAAGCCTCTGGCATTTTTTCGGTCGAAAGCCTGCGAGACATAGCCGACACGAATGTTAACCGTATCGCTGATGGTCGCATATGGCGCGAGAAAGCCAAGGCATGGCTAGAGCAAGCTAAAGACGGCGCGGCGGCTACAAGGCTAGCTGCTGAAAATGAGCGCCTTCGTGAGCAATTAGAACGCTTGGAAAAGCGTATTGATGAAATGGACAAAGAGGCTGTTAAACGCGGCCCTGGGCGTCCTGCAAAGGCTGATTAATGTCATTATTAACTATTTGCCAGAACGCGGCAATACGCATTAATTTTGGGGCTGTCCCAAATAGCGCGTATTCATCTACCGATACAAGCGTCTTGCAATTAGTTGCGTTTTCTCAAGATACAGGTCGAGAATTATTAGAGCGGTATGATTGGAACAATCTTAAAAACCAAGCTCTAATAACCGGCGATGGCGCGACGGCGCTATTTAATTTGCCTTCAGATTGGATGCGTCTTTGTCCATCAGATAAGTCACCAATGGGCGCGTTGATTAGTTTGGCGCGTCCGACTATTCCATTGATTGGCCCCGTCAATGACGAATGGCTTAATCAAATGAAGGCGCTTCCAGCCTATCCAGCCTATCCAGTTTGGCGCATCGTCAATAATGAAATGGAAATATGGCCTGCTCTGGCAAGCGGTGAGGTTGTCCAATTCTGGTATTTTACTAAAAACTGGATACAATCTGGCTCAACCAGCGCTTATATTCAATCTTGGTCAGGCGATAGCGATACGTCGCTCATTGACGAAGATATTATAATGAAAGGCACCATATGGCGCTGGAAACGCGCTAAGGGCTTGGATTACGCCGAAGAATTTCGCGCTTATGAATTGTCTGTTGATCGTAACGCCGGTCAGCAAAATAACGAGCGTGTTGTTTCGACCAGCGATTATACTGTCAACTCAGATAATTTCTGGCCTGGTCAGATAAGCTATACGCCGCCATGAGATTAGCGCCTTTACGAGATAAAGGGCCATCCAAATCTCGCATATCACAACCGGCGCAAATACCGGCTCCGACTAAGGGCTGGTATGTTGGCTATAACATGGCTGAAGCGCCGCCAGGAACGGCGTATTTATTACAAAATGCTTTTCCTCAATTAGACTATGTCCGTATTCGCCGTGGCTCACAGGCTTATGCGACGGGTATGCCGTCAGCCACAGTAAACACGTTAATGCCGTGGCAAAACGCGACTAATTCTAAAATGTTTGCCGTATGCAATGGCAATATTTACGATGTCACCAATACGGGCGCAGTTGGCGCGGCAATGGTGACGGGGTTAAGCAATTCTGCTTATTTTAATTATGTGCAGTTTCAAGGATTATCAGCTAGCTATTTAGTAGCTGTTAATGGCATAAACCCTGTTTATCAATTTAACGGCACAAGCTGGTCTACGCCAACAATTACCGCTGCTTCTGGTTCTTTTTCGTCTTTTTCTAATGTTAATATATTTAAAAATCGCCTTTATTTTGTAGAAACAAACACATTAAACATATGGTATTTGCCAGTTAATTCTATTGCCGGTGCTGCGACAGTATTCCCGATGCAGGGCATATTTCGCAATGGTGGTTATATTGTAGCTACATCGTCTTGGGCGATTGATAGCACAAGCGGTATTTATGAGAGTTTTGTCGCAATTTCGTCTGAGGGCGAAGTTGTTATGTATGACGGTGCCGATCCAAGCGTTTGGACATTAAAAGGCACTTATAAGATTTCAAAGCCTCTTGGCCCTAGATGTTTTTCTAAGGCTGGCGGCGATTTATTGATTATGACTGAAGACGGCATTGTTCCCATGTCTAAGGTGCAGACATTGGATCAAATATCGCTGCAAAACGAGGCGATAACACAGCCTATAATGCCGGCCTGGAGGTCTGCCGTTATCGCAAGAACCGGCTTGGTTGGATGGCAAATCCAGCTATGGCCGCTGGAAAGCATGGGTATTATTAATTTACCTAAACTTTCTGCCGGCGATAAAACGCAATTTATTGTGAACGCTCGAACTGGCGCATGGGCGCAATATGTCGGGTGGGATGCAAATTGTTTTGCTGTGTATCAAAATGGTTTGTATTATGGCACATCTGATGGCCGTGTCATGCAGGGTGAAGTTGGTGCTGCCGATGATGGTGCTAACTATACAGCAACAATATTCCCGTCATTTACCGGATTTAACGACACGGTAACGCATAAACAAGTTAGAATGGTGCATCCTTATGTATCGTCTAATTTTGGTCAGCAATTGCAAGTAACTGTAAATGTTGATTATGATATTACAATTCCTCAAGCTCCAACTTCTATTATTCAAGGTAATTTTGGCGCGACTTGGGATAGTTCTGTTTGGGGCACAGCTATTTGGCCTAATAGTCTTGTGACGCAAAATTATTGGCAAACGGCAACTGGCTTTGGAAGCGTATTTAGCCCAGTTATCCAAGTCACATTATCATCTACTAACGTCACGCCAGATATACGGCTTATGAGAACGGATATATTATTTGAAGAAGGCGAGATAATTGCTTAATGCCTATCGCTCGGATGCGAAGTCGAAGGCTTACTTAGATAAAGCGCTAAATATAAATTTATCTCTGCCTTTTTGTGGTTACGTTATAGCAAACAAGCAAAATGATACAGTTGGTGCTTTTGTCTATAACGGGTTTACCGGCGATAATGTCGAGCTAACGATTGCCTGTGAAGAACGGGTAACAATTTCTATCGCTCGATTTATAGCATTAATCGCTTTTTTTGATCTCGGCTGCAACCGAATGTCGGCTCGGACAAGGGTATCAAATCAGCGCGCTATAAAAGCGATGCTTAATGTTGGTTTTAAGTTTGAAGGCGTTGCCAAAGAATATTTTGGCGGCGAGGATGCAATTTTGTTTGGCATGTTAGCCAAAGAGCAAAAACTGGTGAAACGGAAATGAATAGCCCGCAAGCTCCAAATCCTATGACTGCGATGTTGATGGCGAACGCCATGTCAAATCAACAAGCGCAGGCTAACCAGCAAGCAGCAGACGCCACGCGTAAGGGAAATATGATTGATCAGTCAACCCCTTACGGGTCGTTGACTTATACGGCTGATCCTAATGCACCTGGCGGGTATTCTGCAAATCAATCATTATCAGCACCATTACAAAATATTCTTAATTCCAATGAAAATTTAGCTCAAGGCGCAAGTAACGCAGCTAATTCATTTCTAAATAATAACGCCGCTAACATGACGGCGCAATCGCCGCAATATCATGCTCAAGATTTGAACCTTCAAAATGTTAATCCTAATTTACAATTAAACAATGTAAGCGGTGATTTAAGCCTACAAAATCTAAACCCTAATTTGCAGCTTCAAAACAATAACAGCCAGCTTGATCTAAGCTATAATGCAAATGCTCAAAGGCTGGCAGATTTAAACAAATCCACACTTGATCCCTATTGGAACCAGCAACAAAACAATTTCGACCAGGAAATGGCAAATAGGGGCGTTGTTCCTGGTTCTGTTCAATATGACAATGCTTATCGCGATTTTAATACCGCTAAGAGCAATGCTTATAATCAAGCTGATTTAAACGCTTATAATACGGTAGCAGGAAACGCCGCCACACAATTTAATGCCAATAACAATGTATTGAACCAGAATAATCAAAATGCACTAAGCCAATTTGGCGCAAATAACTCTGCAATTGCGCAAAACAACCAAAACGCACAAAATATTTATGGTGCGCAATATAATGCTGCTAATCAAAATAATGCCAATGCACTTAATCAATTTAACGCTAATAATTCGGCTGTAAACCAAAACAATACAAATGCCCTTAATAGTCAAAACGCCAATATTCAGAATTTTGGCGCTAGCTTACAGGCTTATAATAACCCATTTAATAACTTAGCGTCATTAAATGGTCAGACCTCAGTAAATGCGCCTATTCAATCTATTGGCTTATCGCAAACGCCTACGGCTAGCGTTCAATCGCCTGACGTTATGGGTGCCTATCAATCTGCATATGGCAATCAGCAAAACGCTTACAACAATCAGATAGCCAATAATAGCGCAATGATGGGTGGATTATTTGGTCTTGGTGGAGCGGTGGCTGGCGGTCTAGCTGGCGGGCCTATGGGTGCTGCAATGGGTTCTGGCCTTGCCAATGCTGGATGGGGGCTTGCTAATTCTAACGGTTATGCAGGGCCATTTGCTTCCTCATATTCTAATCCAAGGGCATACTAAATGGCTCTTACGCAAACGCTTCAAGACGATCCATCAGTCGGAAATTATCTTTCCGAAGACGGCATTAAGCGCAAACGCGCATTGGCTGAAAGCCTAATGCAGCAAGCGTCAGATACGTCGCCTATTCGATCCCCTTGGCAGGGTGTTGCTCGCTTGGCTCAAGGGCTTATGGGCGGCTTCCATGAAGGCATGGCTAATGCCGCTGAAAAAGAAAATAACGATTATAATTCCACATTGATGAACAAGGTATTTGGAACGCCTCGCCTAGCGCCGGAAACCGGCAGCGGGCCTTCTGGCGATGTTTCATCTGGCACAGCAAGCAATTCTGACGTTTCGCCTAATATACAATCTGCTATTTTTACGGCGGCAGATAAATATGGTGTTCCGCGTCAAATTGCGCTTGCAATGGCAAAGCAAGAAAGCTCAAACAATCCCAATGCGCCACACGGTGGTTTGTTTCAAATAACAAAAGGAACTGCCTCACAGCCTGGTTATGGCGTCCAGCCAGTAGATTATAATTCTTTAAGCGACCCGTCAGTTAATTCTGATTTCGCTATGCGGTATCTGACAGCTAGAAATAAAGGGATTAATTGGAATGACCCTAATTCTGTCGATAAAGCTCTTGCTTCTTATAATGGCGGCGGCGATACTAATTACGTTCAACATGTCCGTAGACACATACCTCAAGAAAACGCCGCGCCTGTCCAAGTCGCCAGCAATAGCCCGTCGCAAGCATTTTTATTAAGTCGTGAGGCGCGTAAGCAGGACGCACAAACAAAAGAACCTCAACCACAAATGGCGCAAGCGCAACCTAGTCGCGCGCAGCAAATCCTCGCCGCAATGTCTGATCCGCGTATTACGCCTCAAAATAGGCAGATATTGACGCAGCTATATACTGACGCGGTTAAGAATGAAGAACGCTATGCCGCGCCTTACATGGACGATTACGGCAATCTGATTCAAAAAGACCCTAGCGGTAAAGTTAATGTCCTTCACGCTTCGCCGGCAGAACGCGATAGCAGAACAAACGAACAAAAGAATTATGAATATTTAAATGCTCATCCAGAAGCTAAAGAATTTTTTGAGCAAACCAAACAATTTAAGCCAGGGCGCCATGTCGTCGGCGGTGCGTTAATAGACGATAACGGCAATGAAATTTATAAGGCCAAGGGTGTAGGGCCTAGCCTTACGCCGGACGCTATTAAATTTGGTGGCGAGCAATTAGCAAGAGGCGATAAGTCTGTTTTAGCTAATTTAGGCCGTGGCGCACAAGGCGCTGAAAACGTAACGGCATTACGAAACGAAGCTGTTAATTACGCTTTGGCTCATAATATAGACCCGCGTAAGGCTATGGATGCTGCGGCTGAGTATATGGGCCAGCAAGCAGGCGAAAGAACCCTTGGAACGCAAGAAGCCAATGCGATGACTGCGGGAACCGAAGCCTCTAACGCATTGTTAATTGGTCGAGGCGCAAACGCTGCTTTGCCAAGAGGAAACTTTGTTCCTGTCAATCAAGCAGTTCAAGCATGGCAAAGTGGAAATAGCGATCCTCGTTTAGCTAAATTTGGTCAAGCTATGGCGACAATTGCCAATACTTATGCAAGAGCGGTTAATCCAAAAGGCTTGCCGCATGAGGCTGTTGTTTCTGACACGCTTAAGCGCCTTTCTTCAGCGCAGGGGCCGGAGGCGCTAAACGCTATTTTGGACGTTATGCAGCAAGAAATAGATTTAGCTGAAAAATCCCCTAATCAAGCGCGTGAAATTATCAAAGAAAATAGAGCGATGCGTAATGGCGATAAGCCAGAAAAACCTAGCGCCGGCGTAACAAGCAGCGGCTTAAAATGGTCGATTGAATAATGGCAAAGCTCAAGATTGGCGATCACACAGTTACGGTCGATGATAGCTTTAAAAGCCTGTCGCCTGCCGAACAACAAAGCGCCGTTGAAGAAATATCAAAAAGCCTGCCTAGCAAGGTCGCGTCTACTGCTAAGTTAGATGCCCCAGAAGATCAGGGCGATTTTTCTTTAGACAATGCTGTTCGTTCTGTCGCTAATGGCATGACGTTTGGTCTTGCTGATCGTATTGCCGCCGCCGCGAATACGGTTTTTCCATTAGACAAAGGTTCGCATTTTCTCGATTATTCTGGAAACCTAAAAAATCAACAAGAACGCACAAACGCCTATAGAGAAAAGCATCCCGTTTTAAACACGGTTGGGAATGTCGTCGGAAACGTCGCTGCATTACCTCTTATGCCGGAGGCTTTAACAGGCGGCGTTATGTCTGGGCCTGTTCTGTCGCGTGTTGCCGCTGGCTCAAAAGCTGGTGCGCTTGCTGGTGCATTACAAGGCGCTGCGGATAGTCCCGATCTGACTGATGTGCATAGGACTGTAGGCGGCACTGTTACTGGCGCTGGAACCGGCGCAGTTTTGGGTGGCGGTATTCCAATACTCGGCAAGGCTTTGGGCGCCGCTGGCTCGACAATAGCTGATAGTTTGCGCAGTTATGATGGAATTTCTGCTCCTGCCGGTCGTTCGCTAATTAAAGCCCTCAAGCAAATGGCTCCTGGCGACGTTGAACACGCCGCCGGTCGGCTTGGCGATGAAGCGACATTGATGGACTTTTCGCCGGCATTTTTAGGCAAGGGGATGGGTGTTGCTGGCAATTCGCCGGAAGCGCGCAACACAATTACCAATATGCTGACGCGTCGAAACAACGGCACAAGTAATCGTTTGTTGGGTGATGTGCAGGCTAATTATGGGCCTGCTGAAGCCCCGCGTATTCTTGATAAAAACATTAAAAACGAATTAAAGCGCGCCGATTATCAAAACTATCGTGTTGGCGCTGGTTTAGAACCAGGCAATCCAGAACTGCCGGAAGTCAATACACAGGCTTTGCTTGACCATTTAGATAAGGCTTTACCGTATGCAGAGGGCGGCGAAAGGCGCGCATTAGCGACGCTAAAAGAACGCCTTATGATGGAAAACCCAGAGGCGGCAAATAATTTAAAGGCAAAAGACTTTATCCAAGAAAAGCCTAAAGGCCAGGTGCAAGATTTGATTTCTTTCTTGCGTGAAAGAGGCGGCGTTAGAGATGAAGGCGGCAATTTAACGTCTCAAAATTTACAAAAATTCCATAGGGGGCTTATCAATAAGCGCACTGGTATGCCTATGGATAAGGCGCGTGAAGCTGCTGCTGAAGCCGGTTATTTGGGAGGCGATACTGACGGCGCTGTCGCTGGCACAGATATTAATGATTTTATTGATGCTATCCACGATCACCCGCGCTATTCTGTTCACGATCAAGAAAAGCAATGGCAACGAGATGCTTACGACGCCTTTAAGGATGGACGCAATCGCAAGCAGATATATGCTGATGCTAGAGCGCAAGCTGAAGAAAATGCCGCTCCTGCAACAATACCAAAAACAAATCCCGTTAATCTGCATAAAATTAAGGGTGAGCTAGATAATCTGATTGAGCATAATTTGCCTGGTCTTGGCATGCAAGCGTCTGACGTAGCGACGCAGCAAGGCGCGCTGAAGCATGTTAGAGGTATGCTGAATGATATTCTGGAAAATCAAGTTCCAGGCTATCGTGAGGCTAACAGGGCTAGCTCTAAAATTAGAAAGCGCGACGAAGCCTTAAAGCAGGGGTATGAGCTATTTGGCGGTAATCCAGGTCAATCGACAATTTGGCCGGATGAATTAGCTGCGCTGCGTAAGAGTTTAGGGCCTGCCAACGTAGATTTTAGAAATGGCGTAAGATCAAAGATTGAAGAAAAGTTTCGTAATACAGCTAATGATCTAACTGCCGGAAAAGCATTAACTGGCGGCGATAACGACTTTAAGCGCCCGCTTTTAGAGCAAATATTTGGCGAAGATGAAACGCGCAACGTATTAAATGCGGTAAACCGTGAAAAGCAATTTGCGCAAACGCATAATGATATAACGCGCAACTCTATGACTGAGCCGCGCCGTGTGGCGACTAAAGAAGAAGCGCCAGCAAATATAGGTAGCTTGGCCGGTATTAAAGACGCGATATTAACGCCAATATTAAACCGATTTGCTGAAAGTATGCCAAGATCGGCACAATATTACCCAGAAATGGCTAAGATATTAACAGCGCAAGGGCCAGAAAGAGATAAATACATTAAGGCCCTTTCTGAAGGTCTTAATAGGAAAATCGCTAAAAACGCTGCAATGGATAAAGCGGGAAATAGGGCTTCTTTAGCTGCTGCATTATTAGCTGCAAATGGCGCTAGGTCTTTAGCGCTGCCAACTATTGACGTTCCTGGTCGTCAATAAGTTTAGCAATATAGAAAATACCGCAAAGCAAAAAACCGCATAACGTCAAATAAGACGCGATGCTCATATTTTCACTAAGAAAAGTCAAAAACTTTCCCTCTGCTACAACGATAGTGAGCAGGGTGATCGTGCATATTATAGCAATAAGGCGATCCATATATGCCTAGACAAGCCAACGGAACCTACTTGCAGCCAGCTAACACTACGGCTGTAAGCGGCACCACAATTTCATCATCTGCCTATAATACCCTACAGACCGATTTAGGCAATGAAATAACCAATAGCGTTGATCGTGGCGGTCGAAGCGCGATGGCGGCCAATTTAAACCTTGGCTCGTATCAAATCAACAACTTAGCTAACCCTAGTAATTCTACTGACGCCGCAAACAAGGCTTATGCCGACACGAAGCTGCCTCTAGCTGGCGGCACAATGACGGGCGCCATTAGCGTCAATTCGTCAAACAATCTTGGTTATTTAGCCTGGTTCAACGGCGCAACGGCAACCGCGTCATGGGGGGCAAATTCAACTTACGCCGTATATATTCAAAACGCATCTGGCACTGGCGTTATATATTCCGATCAATCCGGCAATTTAACTGCTGTTGGAACAATATCATCTGGGACGCATAACGTAACTGGGAATGTGTCTGCTTCTGGAACTGTATATGCGGCTAGCTCGCCTTGTTTAACAGCCGCAACATATAATTCTTATGCGCCAACATTAACTGGCGGCAATGCTTCTGGAACTTGGGGCATTAACGTAAGCGGTAACGCTGCAACGGCGACAACAGCAACAAACCAATCTGGCGGCACAATTTCTGCGTCGTCAGGATATATTGGTTCACTTGGCGTTGGAACTGCCGCCTCTGGAACTGGGGGCGAAATTCGCGCAACTAATAATATTACTGCTTATTATAGCTCTGATATTCAATTTAAAACGAATATCGTAAATATTTCTGAGCCATTGCAAAAAATTAGAAAAATTAACGGCGTTGAATTTGATTGGACAGATAAATATATCGCAGATCATGGCGGCGAAGATAATTATTTTATGCGCAAACACGATGTTGGCGTCATTGCGCAAGAGATAGAGCGCGTATTGCCAGAGGTTGTTGCGACAAAAGATGATGGCTCAAAAGCCGTTAAATATGAGCGTATTTGCGCTCTATTAATTGAAGCTGTCAAAGAGCTAGATCAAAAAGTGAAGAAACTTGAGGTTCGCTAATGACGATCCCATCAAGCGGCCCGATTAGCATATCGCAAATAAGCACTGATAACGCTGATGGGTATGGTTTGGGGTATAGTTTAGCATCATATCGTGGGGTTTTATACGATAATAATGCTGGTGGTGTTGGAGTTTTCCCGTCAACAAATATTAGTTTTTCGTCTTTTTATGGCAGGCGTCGTGTAGATGCTGGCTCAAGGTCATACTCATCTACAGGATCAAATTCTATTGTTGTTCCTCCATATGTGACCATGACAATTTATGCTCGCGCAGGCGGCGGGGGCGGGGGCGGTGGCGGTGGTTCTACCAATGGCGGCGGCTGTAATGCGTATAATGGGAGTTCTGGCAATAACGGTGGCTCGACAACATTTGGGTCGTCTGGAAATGCTTGGTATTTAAGTCCATCCGGTGGCGGCGCAGGAACTGGTGGAACTGGACAAGACGGCAATCAAAACGCTGGCCCAAGTGGTTCTAATGGTGCTGACGGGGCTGGTTACGATGGTTCTGTTGCGAGAGCGTCCGGCGGGGATGGAAAAAACACAGGCAACGGCGGGGGCGGCGGCGGTGGCGGTGCTCAAACAATTACATTAACAAATCCAGCGCTTGGTGGAACTGGCCCAACATCTGGCGCAACGGTAGCTGGTTTTGTTGGCAGCGGCGGCGGTGGCGGTGGTTATGGACAAGGTCGCGCATTGCAGGGCGTTTATCCTTATGTTTCTTGCGGTAATGATGACGCAAGAAATGGGGCGTCGGGCGCTTCTGGAGCTAACGGAATTATAACGCTCAATTGGACAGGCGATTAATCACAAACTTTAAATAGGAATATACGATGCCAAAAGGAACTACTTTTGACAATGCTTTGCTGCAACTATTGTTCAACAATAATGCTGCAAATGCGCCAGTAAACGCTATTGGTTCTGGATTGCAGGCTTCTGTTACCGCTGGCAATCTTTACGTCTCGCTTCACACGGCTGATCCAACTGCAAGCGGCAATCAATCATCAAGTGAAATCAGCTATACGGGTTATGCGCGTCAGGCTGTTGCAAGAACAACTGGCTCAAGCGGTTTTACGGTAACAACAAATTCTGTGTCACCAGGCTCCGCAATTACGTTTGGCTCAATGACAGGCGGCGCTGGCGGCACTGTTACAAATTGGGCTGTTGGAACCTCCCCTTCTGGCACTGGTTATATTCTTTATACCGGCACTGTATCGCCTAATATTCTTGTGTCTACAGGCGTCACGCCACAGCTAACGACAGCTTCGACAATTACCGAAAGCTAATAGCTAAAATTATAACATTAATTAAAATTGAGAGACGCTAGCAATGGCAAAGTTATATAACCGCGCTAAAATGACAACTGCTACCACAGGCACAGGAACAATTACGCTTGTTGCGGCGGTATTGGGTTATCAGACATTTGCAACTTCTGGCGTTCAAAATGGTGACACGGTTAGCTACGCAATAGACGATAATTCTGGGGCGTGGGAATATGGCACAGGCACATATAGCACAACCGGCCCGACATTAACCAGGACGCTCGGACAAAGCAGCACAGGGTCATTGTTAAGCCTGTCAGGTAATGCTGTTGTTTATATCGCGCCGCTGGCTGCTGATATTGTTTCTAACGGAGGCAACAACACGCTTGGCGTTGCAAACGGCGGCACTGGCCTCACCAGTTTAACGGCTGGATATATACCGTATGGGAATGGGACGAGTGCGTTTAGTTCTAGTAGCGGTTTCACGTTTGACGGAACTAGCTTATCAATCAATGGCAGTAGTTCGTCTTATGTTATAGATGCTGCAAAAGCGTTAGCAATATTCCGTATTGTATCATCTACTGGAACTAATTATGTCGGCAGTTTTATGTCGAATACCGGAGGCGCGCTTCGTGTTGGTTGTGAAGGAAGTTCTGGAAGCCAGCTTTTAACTGGAGCTTCTGCTTATTCGGGAATAATTGGAACAGACAGTGCTAATCCGCTTTCTTTTGGCACAAATGCTACTGAGCGTATGCGCATCACCTCCGCAGGTAATGTGGGTATTGGGACTACAACGCCATCTACAACATTAGAAGTAAATGGAACTGCTACTGTAAATAATGCCAATAACGGCCAGACAATATTACAAACAGGAACAACTGGTTCTGCCGTAAATCAGTATATAACCTTAAATCATTCTCCAGGTGGCGGCGCATACTCATACACGGCGCTTCAAATTACCGGTGTAGATATATTTGCTGCTGGCAATAATTTATCAAGCTACGCAGGTAGTGCAATAATTAATGCTCCGGGCAGTAGTGGCAGTTTGCTATTTAAAAATAGCGGCACTACTAACATGACGCTTAATTCATCCGGCAACCTCGGACTAGGTGTGACGCCGAGTGCTTGGAGTTCTAGCATACGAACGCTGGACATTGGCTTTGGAACTGCTCTTACTAATGCAAATTCCACTACGGCAACTTGGCTATCGTCCAACGCTTATTACACTACGCAATGGTTATATAAAAATACATCACTAGCTAGTTATTATGCGCAAGAAGCTGGTATCCATAAGTGGTTTATAGCTCCATCCGGCTCTGCAAACGCAGCCATCACCTTCACTCAGGCGATGACGTTGGATGCTAGTTCTAATCTTACTGTAGGTGGAACAGGTGGCACTAGGCGTTTTACAGCAACAGGAACATATTCTAGTTCATTAACAGCAGATCAAACTTGTGTTGCTGTTTTGAGCAATCAAAGTTTAGATTTTTCTGGCTCAAATTACAATCAAGTTGGCCTTGGTTTTACAGCTTTGCCTTCTGGTGGAATTAGATCAGCTATCGTTGCTGGAACTTATGGTAATGATTATTTGGATTTTTATACCAATGGTGTCTTTACTTCGCCTAGAGTAAGAATTGACAGCAGCGGAAACCTGCTGGTTGGGCCGACAAGTGTTCCAATTTCTATTGGTTCAGTTTCTGGAACAGTAAGTAGTAAAGGATACGCTGGACGATCTGGTTATACTGGATCTTATGACGCCCACGCCTTTAATCTTTATTATTCTAGCGGAACGCAATTATGGATTGATACTACGAATACAGGAACTATTACAGTAACATCAGATTATCGTATTAAAAAGAATGTTCAAACACAAACAATTACTGCTTTAGATCGTGTTTCGCAATTGCGTCCTGTCACATATACTTATGCTGATTATGAACCGTTTAGTTGGGAAGCTGACGGAATTGCGCGTGAAGGCTTTATAGCTCACGAATTAGCAACTGTTATCCCAAGCGGGGTTGACGGCGAAAAAGATGCTGCAAATCAAATTCAGTCCCTTCGTCTTGATGCTCTCTGCTCTGTAATGGTCAAAGCCATCCAAGAACTTGCCGCAAAAGTCCAAGCATTAGAAGCAAAGGTAGCTTAATATGGCTAACATCACATACGATGAAGCCATTGAGGCTTTCGAATACCGAGACGGTGAATTGTTTTGGAAGATCAAGCCTCACGGCGCTGTTCAAGCTGGCGATAAAGTTGGTGGCGTTCGGAACGATGGCTACGTCATATTTGGGTATAAGCAAAAACGCCATAGAGCGCACCGTATCATATTTTTAATGCACAACGGCTTTATGCCAGATGACATAGATCATATCGACGGTAATCGAAGTAACAACAAAATTGAAAACCTACGCAGCGCGACAAGATGTCAAAATCAATATAACAAAAAAATGATGAAGAATAACAAATCTGGCGTTCGCTGTGTTTCTTGGGATAATTCTAAAAATAAGTGGGCTGTTTATGTTAATTTTGAAAGAAAAAGAAAATTTTATGGTTATTTTGAAGATTTAGAAATCGCTGCTTTGGTGGCTAATGAAGTAAGAGATAAGTTACACGGCGAATTTGCTAGGGCAGCGTAGGAGATAATAATGGCAAATACTTATCAATGGCGCATTAATCAGCTTGAATGTTATCCGCAACACAACAATCACACGGATGTAGTCTTTACGGTGCATTGGGATAGGGTATCTACTGATGGCACTTACAATGCTCGTATATACGGAAGCCAATCCGTAACGCTAGATCCAGACGCTCCATTCACAGCCTATGCCGATCTGACAGAAGCACAGGTTATCGGTTGGCTGGAAGATGCGTTTGGCGCTGAGACATTAGCTGCACAAATCGCTTCGCTTAATAAGCAGATTGAGGATCAGATCAATCCGCCTGTGGTTCGCCCGCAGCTTCCTTGGGTAGCGCCAGCGACTTAACAGAATTGGCGCGGGAGTAGCTCGTCCGGCCCGCGTCAAACTCCAACCGGACGGGTGCTTTGGAGAAGCAAAATGGAAAATCAGAAAGTATCAATTAGTTTCAATATAAATGAACTAAATTACGTTATGTCTGCTCTTGGTCGTATGCCATATGTAGAAGTTACGCCATTAATTGATTTGATTCGCGAACAAGCAAAATCACAGATAGAACCCGCCGCGCCTGCGGCTGAATAGGCATTTAAATGCTTGCAAGTCGCCCGTTAGCTTCAGCGCCATTAGCTTCGGGCGGCATAGTCTATGTAATATCTACGGCTTCGGCGTCTGCTTCTGGCTCTGCGTCCGTCTCTGGCGCGGGCGTTGCGTTAGACGTAGCAACTGCTAGCGCGTCTGGAACGTCAACCACTAGCGCCACATTAGCCGCTACAGCCTCGCTAACAGCAACCGCTTTTGGTTCTGCATCAGCAACCGCAACTGGCGCTTCTACATGGGCCGCTAGCGCTTCTGCAACTGCCTTTGCGTCAATATATGGCTTAGGGGCGTCAACATGGTCGGCTAGCTTTACGGCTTCTGGTTCTGCCGTTGTTGTTGCTTATCCAACTGTTGTTGGCTCTGCGTTCGGCATAGCGTCAATAAACGGTTCATTAGCTGCAATATCGTCAGCAATTGCGATTGCTAACGGCTCTGCTTCGGTTTCCGGCGCTGGAGCTGCTACAGACGCAACAACTGGAACCGCTACCGCATCCGGCTCCGCAAGCGCTGTTGGCGCGGCGTCATGGGCGGCTTTAGCTTTAGCTTCTGGCGTCGGCGCTGCTTCTGGCGTTGGAGCATCTAAAGCTGCCGCCGTTTCATCTGCTACCGGCTCCGCATCTGTTACTGGTAGTTTTACAACAATATGGTCAACTAGTTGTTCTGCAAGCGGCACATCTAGCGTTGTTGGGTATATCGGCGCACTAACGCTTTTTGCATTTGCGCCTGACTACGCTTTTGCTGGCTCGACACTAGCAAACGATGTTTTGGCGGCTAGCGTTCTTGCTGGCTCAAACTATATAACAGTTCCTAATGGCGCTTGTATTGTTAATGGTGTTGGCGGTTCGATAAATGCTGCTACTGGCGTAGCAAATGGTTCTGCTAATAATATTTTAGCTATCGGCGCTTTTTGTCTTGACCCGCATTTAAATAAATTAATTAAAGCTACAGCTAGAAATAAAACAAATTTATTAGCACAATTTAACCCGACACCAAAAACACTTGTGTCTGGTAAATCTAAATCAATAACAGCTTTGTCAAAAAATGTTGTTTTGCTTGTTCCTATAAATGGAGGGGCGTTAGGTTCTTATACATTAGCCAGCCAGCCAATTACTGCCTATGAAAAACAATCATCTAATAATTTAGCTGTCGCACAAGCTAAAACTCCGACATCACTATCAAGGCACGTTTGCTAATGCACCCCGACCATTTCGAGATTGTCAGAAAGCTGATGAATATCGGAATGGCTCTAATCTGTGGTCAATTCTCAATAAAAATCATCTTATCTTTTATTAGAGAACTCGAAAGGGGTTTCTAATGCACGATCTCATGCTCGCAATGCTGCTGGCGCAGTTTGTGTTTTATCTCGCATTTCTCGAAAGCCTAGAATGGGTCAAAGCAAATGCCTAATGTATTATTCATGCAAAAAGCGCCTCGCTTGATGCGCACATTGATGCACAATTTTGGCATGACTGATTATCAAGCCGCTGGTATTCTTGGCAATCTTGGAACGGAAAGCATGGGCTTTCAGCGTTTGCATGAAATTGGTCAGCCAGAAGGCAGAGGTGGTTATGGCTGGTTTCAATGGACAGGGCCGCGTCGAAAATCCTTCCTAGATTGGTGCGTAAAAAACAAGCTCAAATGGACGAGCGACGAAGCAAATGAAGGCTTCCTGCTTTACGAATTGACGCATGATTATTTCCATGTTGTCGCACATTTAAAAGACACAAAAACGCTGAATGAGGCAACGGAAGTATTTGAGCGTGAATATGAGGGCGCTGGTGTCCCTAACATGAAAAGCCGTTTCCAATGGGCGCAGATGGCTATGAACGCACTTGATGCTGATGAGCATAAGGTATTCGCATAATGGCTCCTTACATTCGTGAATTTGTTCACTCTCTCATAGCGCTGGCAGC